ACATCATAATTTTCAAACTTTAGTAGATGATCTTCATAAACTGTTGATGTTCTACTGTATGCGTCTAGGTTACATAGTTCTGAAAACTTATCTACTATATCTTTAGGTATGGGACGAATGAATAATGCATCGTGTTCTAATATCATTATAGGTTCATTTAGTTCAATACACTTTAACCAAAGCGAATAGTGTGAACAAAAACAACCTCTTACTCCTTTGGTGTCTCTAGTAAATTTTAATTTAGGAAAAGGTCTTAACCCAAACTTTTTGTAAGTGGGAGCAACTTCGTCCAGTTGCACTGCGTTAAATTTTTCTATCTGTATGTTGAATTTTTTGCCGGATTCAATGCAATCTTCAGCCAGTTCCTCCGAAAAGGACCTGCCTTTCATTGTGATTACAAATGCTTTATGATCATATTGTTGCATCTTCCATTCCCGCGACTCTTAACTTTGTAATATTAGTTATCTGCCATTGTTTTTGGTCGAGGGCTTTAGTGATGCCAAGCCATTTGTTTCTTAAAAGTGCAAATTCATTGATAATTTTTTCATAATCAACCACATCTGACTCACCGTCGACATATTTTTCAACATCTCGACTGGATAATGCTCGTTGATAGTTCTCAAGATATTTTTTAAAATGTTTACTTCTTAATCTACGCAATTCAATGTTTAAATATTGAAGAATTGCTTCTATTTCTTGTAACTGATTAAATCTTTGTTCAACAATACCAGGCATCGCGGCTGAATTTTTTTCTAAATTGCCTTTTATTTTAACTTCGTACTTCGCCTGATCCAATTCCTTTTCGTAATGTGCAACTGCATTAGGAATTTGTCCAATGTCTCTGGCAATTTTTTGATACCAGCCACTCATGTATTAATAATCCTCGTCTTGTTCATCTAAATCTAGATAATAGTTTATTGCTTTATCTAAATCTTCATCTGAACCAAGGGCTTCTTTAAAAGCATCATCTTCTACACCATAATCTGCCATAATGTCAATGTATTTTTCTGCCATTACGTCGATTTGTTTTTTATCTGCGTGTGCTTTGAAAAACTCCCAAAGTTCTGTTAACAATCTTCCATCGATCATTCAACAGTCTCCTCTGTATTGTCTGTAATTGTTTCTTTTTCAACCAAGTTGTTAAAGTCCGTCATTACATTGTCCAGTAACTCTCCACCTTGTTCCCAAACTCTACGGTATTCTTTAACTTCTTTGCCTTTTGAATCAACATATTTAAGTCTGTTACCATCTTTACTTAATATACCTTTTTTCTCAAACAAATCAACAAGTCCTGAGTAAGGATTCATGCCAGTTTCGTATGGAATCTTAACTTGCACACCTTCAAAAGGTTTGTTAAATCTTGTCTTCATAACTTTACAAGCCGCTCTTATACCTTTTACATCAGTTGTTTTGTTACCATCTTCGTCTTCTTTTAATTTTAGTTTACGCATAGCAACCACAATACTTGATGCATAGATAAATCCTTGTCCACCTGATATCTTATCATCTGGATCAAACATATCCTGCGATGCATATGTATGATTTGTCGCAACTAATCCTACATTGTGACTTCCAAACATATTCACACAGTTTCTTACAAGTGCTGTAAGTGCCTTAGGTTTTCTACCCATGTCACCTTTCATATCACCTTTACCAAACTGATCTACATCTGTTGGAGTCAACAACATACCCAAAGAATCTATAACAAATAATACTTTTGGTCTATCTTCTTCAGTCATTGCCTTGTAATCTGTCATAAATGTTGATACAGTTTTTGCAACATCATCAATCATCGACATATTAAGTTTTAATAATTTTTTCTCATCTGTGTCTACGCCTAATGCGTGTAACCATCCCTCATCTAGTGCGTTTTCAGAATCAACTAGCACAACAAATATACCTTGATCCTGTGCCGCCTTCACGATGTTACCTGCACAAATGTAAGATTTACCTGAACCAGACTCTCCTGCAAACACAGTTACTTTGCCTAGTGGTATTCCTTTATTAAAATCGCCACTTACCAAATAGTTAAGTGCGAAGTTTCCTGTTGAAATCCAATCTGTTGGATCATGAAACCCTGAACTCATTCCTGTAATGGATTTTGTCAAAGTTTTTCTAAATTTACTAACGTCAAATGCCTTTACCATAATTTTTACCTTTAAGTTGTGTGGGGAGTTGCCTCCCCACTATATGCTTTTTATTTTCCTTGTCTTGCTCTGATCATCGCTAGGATGTCTTCTGCACTGTTGTTTGTTTCCTGTGTAGCAGGTTTCTCTGCAGGTGTTTCAACCTTTGGAGCCTCTGTTGCCGCTGGCTGAGCCGCTGGCGCTGGAGTTTCTGCTTTAGGAGTTACAGGGTCACCAGTTTTTGCTGATAAGCCTGCCGGTCTAAAGTATTGACCAAACTTTTCTTGGTCATACGGTTCACCGTCAACTGACGCTTGGAACATTTCTTGCATAACTTTAACATCTACGTCTGATGGTTTCTTTGGAAGAAAGTCAGATAAGTTAAACAAGTTAAACTGTGATACAGCATTATTTTCTTCATCAGTTAATGCTCTAGATTTTCTAGACCATGTTGATGTTGAATAGTCTGCATAACCACCTTTAGATGTTTTAATTATTCTAAAGTCCACACCGTTCAATTTATCAGTTGGAAGATCTTCCATATCTGGATCCATTAACGCACCTTTAATGATTTGGAAAATTTGCGGACCAATTATAAATCTTCTAATTGGATTCGCTGGAGTTTCCTCTTCATTTAGAGGATCTTCTTTTACAAAACCTTGGAAGATGTAACTTCTTTTCTTCCAATATTTTCTTCCCATGTCCTCTAGTTTAGGATCTTTGAACCATGCTCTTACTTCTGTAAGAATTGGACAAGTTTCACCATACATTTCCATACATGGTACTTGTACTTGGACTGGTCTTGAATCCGTGTCACCTTTAATGCCTGCAAAAGGTAATTTAATCATAAGTCTTTCTTTCCAGAAAAAAGTATTTTCTTTATCTCCGTCTGGTAGAAATCTTACTGTTGCTTGTTCTGACTCTTTGAGATTCCAGAATGGGTAGATAGCGTTATCGCCACCTGATCTGGTTGAGCCTGTTGAACGTGCTTCTTGTTCTTTCAACTTTGCACGTATTTCTGCGAGTGTTGCCATAATATTAGCCTCCTATTTTTGCCTTATAGCGTGTTTGTGCCTATTAATGTTTTTGTAGCACATAGTTCATATACTACAATAACTTTGTTATTTAGTCAATGTTTAATTAAGTGGGTGTTTTACCGAATTGTATTAGACGCCTGCTAATTTTTTAATTTTGGCAATCTCAGGGTCTTTGTTTTGCATCAATTTGGAAATTGTTTCTTGTGCAGTCTTGATTGATCCATCACCAAATTTCTTTTCAACACTTGTTAATACTGCTGTTTCACCTTTTGGAAATTGATTTGTTGTGTAATCAAAGAAACTTTTCACAAAGTCTTCTACAGTTTCTTCTTTGTTGTCAAATGACTTATCGCCATCTACTTTTGAAATACCACCGTCCGGATCAATTTTAACATCAATTTTGTCTTCTGCGTCTTTTTCAAACTTGCTTCTTAATTTATTAAGATATTCTTGGAAATCGTCTGATTTTAAATATGCTCCAAAACTACCATGTTCTTCTTTTTCTTCTTTAGACATATCGTTCCATAGATCAAGTGCAATTTCTTTTGATTCATCGCCATACTGTGGATTACCTTCTGGATCCACCATTGCTTCTTTTTCTTTTGAACCGCTTCTTAATTCATCAAAATTTGCGTGTAAATATTTCATCGCCGCGTTGGCTTTATCAAATTTTTGTACGGATTTGCCATCTTTGTCTAATACATCATATACGATCTTGCCATCGTCACCTTTGTACATTGACACATATGGTTTGATGTCTTCAAAAGTTATTCCTTCTTCTTTGTTTATACCAGGATCTGATTGCATATCACCTGTGTCTACTTGTGAAAGCATTTCAGGTTTTTTCGCTTTAATGTAATCCATAATCATTGGTCTTAGACAAGCGTCTGCGTCTTCTTTAGATGCCATTTTAATTTGTGTTGCAAGTTCTTGATCATCGATGATGCCTTGTAAACTTTCAATGCCGTTCACACCATTTGGACCTGCTGGAAAATGTTTTGCCATTAATTTGTTTAATTTTTCTAATGCTTGTTTGCTTTCTTCTTTGTCTGATGAAAATAAACCGTTTTCTTCTTCTGCTACTATTGATTCTAGTGCATCTTCAAATTCATTAAATGTATCCAAAGTTTCTATTGTTTTGCCAAGAGCATCTTCAACTGCATCTGGATTGGTATTTGTGTGTACAACAATTCCATTGTACCTACTTGCATCTGGTTCTACGTCTGCAACAATACCTGCTTTTGCAAGTTCTTGTTGGATTTCTTCTGCGTCTTTTTCTGTAACAGGACTTTCAGGATCAAAATCACCAGCAACATCGTATCTTAAAGTTCTTGATTCTGTACCACCTTGATAACCTTGTGCTTCTGTTTCAAAATCTTCTGGTCCAAGATTTTTAATTGAAGTTTTTTCAGATACTAGTTTGTAAATGTATGGAAATACATCTTTTAATTCTTCATTGAATTGTTTTATTGTTAATTCGTCAATCCAGTTTTTGCTTACTTCTTCAGGAACTTCTTCTAGAACTGTTGCCGAATGTGTTTCTTTAATTGATTTATATCCTGACTCTTTTTGTAATTTTTGTGCAGTTGTTTTAATTTCTTCTATTCTTTCATCAATTACATTCAAATAATCTTTTAGACCTTCTGCCATCACATTGGATCTATTCATGTATGTTTTAAATTTTCTTAATTTGTTTAATTCTTCAGATAAACTTACAATATATTTTCCGAAATCATCGTATGGATTTCCACCTTCAGCAACGTGTCTAGTCATTGCTCTTGCACCATTTAGATGTTTCATTGGATACTTAAATCTTTCTCCTGCTGGACTTTCAATGAAAATTGATTCTATTTTTTGAGATCTTGCTCCAGGAACTTCAGGGTTAACAACTGTCGAATGTTTTAAAATTAGTTTTGCGTCACCAATTTGTTGGAAACTTGTTTTGTTGGTGCCAAACATATTTGATTCTGCTACTGGTTCCATCTCTTTTTCTTTCTTTAAATATTCGTAGTCTCTTTTTTCTAAATTGGATTTTGTAATGTCTCTAGTGTCAAACGCCATTAATCTAGACTTGGCAAACTCTCTCATTTCTTTTAAAAAGTTATACCAACTTTCTTTTGTTAACGGGTCTGCTTCACTGATAATGTCAGTGCTGTGTAACACTACTAAACCCTGATCTTCACTAATACTTATGCTTATTTTCCCGAAACTTTTACCTTCTTTTGTGTAATCAAAGTCAAAGAATCGTGCTTCTTTTGGGTCATTAGTAACATTACCGTCTGAATCTCCCACTGTTACAGCAGGAAACTGCCCACGGATCTTGTTAAAAAGTGCTGTTGATATGTTTTGTATGTCCATATACTATATTTATTTGTTTAGTGCGAAACAAACAGTGGCAATGGCATGACTTTTTCTGACATCTCATCGTCCTCAATTTGTGTAAATGAGTTGTATATTTTAGGATCCCAATCTCTTAACACACCCATTATTCTTACACAAAGTAATGTAGCAGATACAAGATCGTCATTTTCACCGGATTTTGCTTTGTATGAATTACCCGATGCAATGAATGATTTTAATTCTTTAATCAATATCTTGGAACTTATTTTGATCTTGTTACGTTCAACCATTGCTTTTAATCTTGAACAAGCACTTATTTTTGATCTATGCGTTGTGTTAAATCCTTTTCTAAACTTCCTTATATGTCCTTTTCTGATTGGCTCGGACACAAACATTCCAGGTATATTTTCTTCTCCGAATTCTTGAATTACTATGAGTGCTGATTCACCTATAGTGTTATTTTCAACACTCCAATAAATGTTTGCACCTGTGGTTGAGTTGCATTCATCTTTGATGTAATTGCAAATTTCTTTTAGTATTCTAACTTGATGAGGGATAGCAGTCATGTTGTGTTTCCATTCTGCTACTTGCTCAAAACTTGGCAATTCAAATACTTGTATAGCGGCTGAATCTCCTCCAGTACCCATGGCAGGATCTAAAGCAACAACATAAGTGGATTGTGGATTTATTTTTTTGTACCAACGTGTTTGTCCCATGTTCATGATTGGTTCTTTACCTTCTAATGTGCTTAACATGATACTATCAATCAGTGTTTCATCAAATACTAAAAATTCACAACCATATTCACGTCTAAATCTTTCTTCACCAATACGTCCAAGTTCCTCTTGTTTCCAATCTTCATCTCTATCAGGATGTTCGTCCCAACTTGCAGTAAAACCGTGGAATCCATTAGATCCTAATTCTTGTTCATTGCCGTGTTCATCAAATTTGTTTTGACTTTCACGCCAAATCGTAGCAAATACATCTTCATCAGAATTAGGAGTGGATGTAATAATTGCACGTCCACCTGTTGCAAGTGTTGGAGATATTGAAGTCCAAAACTCTTGTGCTATTCCTGGATTTACAAACGCAAACTCATCACAGTACAATAAAGATATCGACATACCTCTTCCTGTGTTACCAGTTGTAGTGGCACTAACTATTCTACTTCCATTTTCGAACTCCATTGAACCTTTGTTGTAGTTTGTTACACCTGCTCTTACGTAATCAGGACATAGTTCGTAACCATATCTTATACGTTGCATAATTTCTTGAGCACCTGTGTATTTGTGTGCCGCGATTAGAATAGTTTGGTCTGGATGAAACATTGCGTACCATAAAAGATAACAAGCGGCAGTTGTTGTCTTACCACTCTGTCTTGGAAGCATATTAATATTGAATCTGTGATCGTGGTAACTAGATAATAATCTAGTTTGATACTCAAACGGTTCGAATATACATTTACCTCTTACTGGATGCTGAATATAAAAGAATTTTTTGGCAAAGGCTAAAAATCCTAATTTAGAATCAGAACATTCTACTAGGTCTTGTATTTGTTCTTCTGTAAATTTTTCTCTTATGTGTGCTTTTTTCGTTAAAACACCATCTAAACTTTTATTGCTCATACGTAGTACTTATGCTGTGATTTTTTGGTAAATTTTTATTTGATTAAGCGTTTTTCTTTGCCATCTTTGTTGCAGTTGCGTACATCACTGCTTGGGCATCATCACCATAACGGTCTTTAAAATCGCCTTTGGCTTTTTTCATACCTTTGACGTATTTTTCTTTTGCTTTTTCTTC